TCGTCACGGATCTCTTTCTGTTCTTCTTTAGACAGCTTAGGACGCTTCCCACCTGCGTGTTCGCGTTCTTTGCCACTGCCATTGCCATCTTCATCGCCTTCTTCGCCGTCACCTTCGCCCTCATCATCTCCATCCATGTGCTCATCGAGCAATTGTTTGGCAAGTTGGTCGATATTGATCTTCTTGGCATTTTGCATCAAGTCTTCGTAAACTTCTTCTGCACACATACCTTTGTACTTGGTATCGTACAGTGCAGTAGGAATCTTGTCACCAATCTTTTGCTCTACAAGATCGTAGTTGACGCAAAAGTCGTCTGCAATGTTCCAAATCTTAGGATCGCGGTCTCCACGACGGCCCATGTGATCATAAACAGCGTGTAGCACTTCGTGTCCAACCAGGAACTCAACCTGCTTGAGCGGCATGCGGTTAACGAACTCGGAATTGTAGTAAAAGCGACGACCGTCTGTTGCGGCAGTAGGGCACCACTCATCTGCGTTGATTAGATTCATGCGGGTGGCAAGATTACCAAAAAACGGAGCACGGAGCAATAGTCCGATACGAGCAGTAATCAGCTTTTCACGAGCCGCATTATCAATTTTGGGATCTGTTACAGTTTTAACTTTACTTTTTTCTGAAAGTGTAGTATCTGACATCTTTTAGCTCCTTTTTACAATACTAATATTATACAACTTCTGGATTTTCTGGTCAAATTAGAAGTTTAGCTGGATTAATCCGTGGGCAATATCCAACATCATCGCATAGCGAATGCGCCGTTGCCATTGGCACTTAGGAATGTTTTCGTAAGATTGCGGGTGATAGTTAATTGTAACTTTAGTACTAACACTGGTAATTTGCCATTCGTCGCTGTACTTGCGAACAAAGTTGTATTGACCGGTAGTAGTCTTGTACTTAAATCGTTCGTCGAAGACCGCTTGTTTATCGCTACGACCTTTATCGCCGCCAATTGGCTCGATATTCATTGATTGAATGATTTCTTTGTTGCGGGCAGTATCTTGGCTAGCTTTCAAACGATCTAGCTTACCACCAATGCTAACCAGGTCCTTACCAGACAGACCCATAAGTGTAGCGTAATTTACTAGACCGCGAACTTGGTCCTGTTTCTCAGCAGGAAACCGCTTGAAAAAGATCTGTTCTTCGTCTAAGTAATTTTCTTCACTCATATTATCTATCCTTATAAATGATAAGTTGGAGGACTTATGGATTTCTCCTGCCTCCGGGCCAGTGACTAGCTAGCGAACCTTTTACTTACCGCCTGCCGCGATAATGAACTTACCGTACTTCTTGTGGAACTCATCAAAGTTCTTGAGTTTACCGGGCACCAGTGGCAGGTTGTATGTAGTAAGTGCAACACGAGCACCCATAACAACCAGCTCAGTAGTGAAGTTATCCATCATGAAGCGGAAGAAGTTATCACCAAGGACATGCCATTCAGAAATCTTCTCTTTACCGAGCTTCTTGTAAGCATCTTGCAATTCGTAGCACATGCTAACAGTCAGTGAGTACATAGCTGAAACTTCTTTAACCTTCAACTCCTTAACCTTACCTTCAAGGATGTCGGTAGGGTTAGGCATTTGGCCAGCAACTTTGCGGTGTGCCTTAAACTTAACAGCAAGACCTTCGCCGATAGTACCTGCAATCAGGTCAGTCAACTCATCTTCGGAGATGTCTTCGTTGTACAAGAATTGTGACACGAAGCTCCATGAACGAGGAGTAGCAAAGCTACGGCTAGAACTGCGAGGATCAAAGTCAAACAATGAATCCTTGCTAAAGCCAATGTAACCAACCACATCCTTATGGATACGATTCTTCACAGCCCATTCTGCCCAAGCTTCGTAATCGTGACGCACTTCCAAGTGAACGAAACGGTTTGCAAGCGGACTAGGCATACGGAAAGTAACACCCTTGTCAGACTCACGGTTACCTGCGGCAACAATCACAACATTGTCAGGCAAGTGATACTTACCCAAGCGACGGTTCAGAATCAATTGATATGCGGCGGCCTGTACAGCAGGTGCGGCAGAGTTCATTTCATCCAGGAACAAAGTAATAACTGGATATTGTTCTGCAAGTTCTTTGCTTGGCAGATCAACGGGCTCGGCCCAATCCATCTTACCAGAGTCCTTGTTATAGAACGGGATACCACGCAAGTCGGTGGGCTCCATTTGGCCTAGACGCAAGTCGATCATAAAACCACCAAGCTCTTCAGTGAGCTGGGCAATAATATCTGACTTACCTACGCCTGGGGGACCCCAGAGGAATACGGGACGCTTAACATCGAAACAACGCAAGACCCGGCTACGGGCTTCGTTAACAGTTACGCTACGGTGTTCAGTCACTGCCATTTTGTGTTACTCCTATAAAAAACACAGTTAATAAACTAACTATTGAAACTACATTGTATGGCAAAACGCTTTATTGGTCTTGCTTTTTTACAATTTTGTTGTCTTTGTTGTATTTTTGCAACACAACTAAACACCGCAATTTCAATATGTATGTATTGTATTGGGGAGTGATTTTCTGGTCAACCGTGATCTTGTAGATTGTCCAAGTAAGTGTTTAGATCGCCACCATGTAGCTGTAACATGATGGCATCTTGCTCGCTTGAAACAAAGATAGCAGGGTTTTGCGACATTTGACGCAAGTAGTAAGGAGAAGTTAACAGTCTTTCTAGCTGTAGCATCTGCTTTGGTCTAACAGGGTCAGCTAGTGTTATGTTGTGAAACTTTATAGTACGGGTAAAGAATAAAAGCCCATCGTGTGTTAGACGCAGGCTTTGTGCATTAATCTTGTTGTACCAAAGTACATTGTTGGATTTCTCGAGCTGATCCTTCGTTGGTTCAATGCCCTGTGCAACACAGGACTCTTGAACTAGATCTTGTCGATTAAGGATAGATTTGGTCACCTTGTTTCAGCAGTACGACAGTAAATTTATCTGACTTGAACAGGGTGTTAAGCTTCTTGGCCAAGTTGATAGCATGGCCAGGATTAGAGAACGATACCTTCTTGTACTTAGGACCGGGGTAGGCAACTAAGATGTTAGAAGTTTTGAGGTTAATCGGTTGATTGTCATAGAACACCGCCCAAATTCCTTCGCTAGAAAGTACTTGGTCACTTTTGTAGTTGGTCTTGTTTACATGTTCAAGAAGAACGGTTGGCTTTGGTCTAGACATTTCATGGATCCTTGATGTACTTTTTATTTATGCCAATAAAACAGCATATTATTAAAAGCGACCACCATCCATGTTTATACTGATACTATCATTGTTAGAGCCACCGTTTTTTGATAGTTCTGCAATAGTGCTTAGTAAGTCGTAAATGTCGTTATGTAAGCTACGGGCTTCTTGTGCTGTTAAAGTTAATGTTTTACCTGAGGTTTGGTTCAATACTCTGACTTTATCGTTAAACAACTTAATGTGGTATGTTAGGTTTTCAGACATGTTGTTCCTTAGATGCCGCAATAGCTTCTTCGGGGCTCTTAAATGGACCTAGATGTTCGTATCTGTTTAGTGTAATGGCCTTGGGACAAAATGCCTTGACCCATGTATTACTAAACTTAATTAGATAGTGCCCTGCACAAAAGAAACTCTTAGACTTTGGTGTCTTGGTAAACAATGGTAGCTTACGCTGTACATCAAAGATTTCGTTGTATGTTCTAAAACTGCTAGGGTAACCATACACTTCGTGTATTTCAGATTTAACCTTAGCAGGCTTGTTCTTGTCGAACACAATATTGTGTCGTGTACTTAGAACTTTTATCGTGGCAAACGGTTCACGCTCATTATCATGAACATATACAAAGCCACCTTCTTCGACAGCTTGTATAGTGGCAATCTGTTTGCCCTCTTCTTCAACAATCCAAAATTTATTTTTGACTACTGGTTTAGCGATCAATTCCATGTAAGTATAATTCCAATAATAAAGATATATGTTAGGTAATGCAAGAACTGATCAAAACCTAACAGTGTCCAGAACTCTGCGTGAGTATCTGGCTTCCAACCCATCTTGCGGTTGAGATTCATTTTAGCCCAATCGATGTGATAGTGGATAACACCTTCAAGGATTGCTAGCCAGAATGCAAGTTCGGGTAATGCAACCAGTAACAGAATAAAATATGTTACCGCCGCATGTAGCCCGGCGTGTAAAATACCGCCAAGGTGTCCGTATGTTCCTTTGTTTTGCCATTGGTATGGCGTTTGCATTGGAAAATCAATTACAAAGTGCTTGATCGTAAACAATAGGAACAAGATATTAATTAGCATTTAAGGTTCTCCAAGTTACGGCAGATTCAGGATAGGCTTTGCCTAAAAAGTCAACATAGGTTTGTGGGTTCTCACTAATCTTCTTAAGATCGAATTTACCACATAGTTTCATAAAGTGTACGCCCACTTGTGGGATTTGTTTTGGCACAGCATTAGTGGCAATAGTCTCTGCAATCATTTTCCTAACATTGTCGGGTTGAGCAGATAAGTCCACTAAGATGACATTGCGGTGATAGTCGTCTAATACTTTGTGCTCTTCGCCATTGTGATCAACCCAACGCTGAAGCATTAGATTGTTCCACGCAAAACCTTTAGCGTCTTTGTCGGCATAGGCTTCAGTAAGTCCAACCTTATTTTTACTTCCCTTTGTCCTAACACCCGGGTACGCACTAAAGATATTGTCGCTGGGATCTCCCCGCATGCACTTTTCAAAAAGAATCCATTTAGGGTCCGGAATCGTTTTGGGTTCTTTAGTTTTTTTATCAATGACTGGGGAACCCTTTTTGTCAAATATGCCTGCGATTGTATGTGTTTCATCTGCTATTCCATTATATTGAATTACATTTTCTGCCAGCAATTGATGAAAATCGGTGTCACTGCTAACAATGATGTGGCTATCTGATGGGTGACTTTGAATCCAACCTGCGATTAAATCATCGGCTTCTAGTTGTGGATGTTGTAATACGGTACAGTTTGTTTTATTAATTAAGAAATCTTTGAGAGCATCAAATGTCTCCCAAAATAGTTGATCTTCTTCTTGTTCTGATTCAGTAAGTGCCGCACGAGCTACAGCACGATTGGCTTTGTATGGTGCATAATGGTCTTTACGCCAGCTACGACCTTCTAAGCAAAAAACAACATGGTCTGCCTTATGTTCTTTGAATACCTTACTAATACTATTTAGCGTAACATGGATAGCAAAGCCTAAGCGGTCCCATGTGTCAGCCTGACGATGTGCCGCATGACGGGCACGGAAGAAAGTATTTGCAGTATCAATCAAAAGGTATTTCATATTCTTAATAGTAACATATTATTTTTAGTTGGTCAATTCGTTTTGGACCATATACTGTAGCAGGAACTCTGCCCATGCTCTATGTGCATCTGGCCCAAAATGGTAAGAGCCCGGGTAAACGGGTTTGAACCCTTGTTTAGTACACCAATTGTAATAAGTTAATTCCGAATCATATGGTCCAATGTATGAGTTACCCCAATCATGTTGTTGATCAACATGTGCTGGATCTAAGTGCCCAAATGTATTAAAGAATAAATGTCGAATGCCTTTGTCTGTTAGGTCTTTATGGAATTGAAAGATTTTGTTATTGGCATGATTTGTTTCTTGTGCCCA